CTGCGGAGGATACGCGCCGCGCCCCTGCGTGAAATACCCCGCCGACTGCCGACCGCCACCGTTCTCGGCAATCTTCTGGAGCCCCGCCCGAGTCTGCAAGCCGGGATACACCGTCTTGCCCTGCACCACGTTCTCACACTTCTCGCCGTCGAGACGCAACACTTCCCAGCCACGAATCGACTTCCATCGGAAGTGCTGATCCACGTCGAAGTTTTCCCATCCGAACTGTGGCTCAGCACGCTTGCCCAACTCGTTGCTCTGGTCCGTGGGATTGTAAGCGCCGAACAGTTTAAACGTCTGTTTGCCCGCGCCCTCGTCTTCGACTTGCGACAGGATGTTGTCGATGTCCTTCCACAAACCCTGCGGCACGTTCTCTAACTCGTCGATGAAAATGAAAAGGCGCGACAGTGGACCAAAGATCGGATGCGGCTTCGGACGCGGCTTGCGCTTCGTTCCTTGCAAACGACCGGACTTTTTATTCGAGCCAATGGGAATGACAACGCCACGAATCGCGGACACCTGATTGCGCCGGTCCATGCCAATGTAGAGATCGCCGACTTCGCCGGGCATCGGAAGCTTCGCGTCGCGATGCAGCCCGACCAGATGCGAAAAAAGATTCTGTTCCAAGTGGGACTCGCTCGGGCCGACGACGCGCACAGCGGTCCAGTTCGGGTCGCGAATCCATTCGAGCATCAGCCGCACGCCGAAGGAGTAAGACTTCGACATGGACGCTGCGCCCATGATCAGCCCGTTGCTCGCCTCATCAAACAGTCTCCAGATGTCTTTGACCGACTGCGGCTCCGGGGAGAACTGCGTCGGGGTCCAAAGAATCTGCGCGGCTTCCTCCATGCCGCCAGAGTTGAGCAGATAGTGGAGATAATTCTGGAGCACCGGCATCACGTGACGCGGGTCGTCGTTCGTGATTTTGACCGGGAGTTTGCAGACCTCGACAACGAACTGAGCGGCTTCCCTCAGTTGCTCCTTGTGGACCATCGCCGCGACACGCGCAGCAACTTCTTTTTGAAAATAGTCAGTCAGCACGTCGGCGGATAGCTTCCATTACGTCGTCAGCGTCCCAGTCCGCAAACCGCAGCAACGGGAGACTCGACGGAGGGGTGTGAAAATCGGTGCAGATATCGAACCGGTAGTCAAGCTTCGTCATGACGGCTCGCTTTTTGCCAATCTGCCGGAGCGTGTCTCGACTGATCGCCACGCAGCCCGGATAAAACATCACGCCGCCAGCGGCCAGCCGCTTCGGCTCCAGACCAAAATTGATCACGTTGGCCGAGACGAGCACGCCCGGCTTGTTGTAATGCTTCACGGCGAACAAGGACTTCGTGAGACGGGTAAACTTGCGCCGACTGGCCAAATGTTCATCCGCCATGCGATCTGTGAGCAGCAGCGGAGTCCACCCCCACTTGCGCCAACTCTCAGACCAGAGCCGAATGAATCTTGCTTGTTCCTTCGGCGCGTCCGCGTCCGAATTGTAGTAGGTGTAGACGATCATATCTCAAAACGGTGCCGGGGCTAGTCACGTTCATAACAAACGCCGCCCCGGCGTCAACAAAAGAGAGCGGTCAAGCCGCTCGGCGGCGTCATCTCCATCTTCTGGCCGACTGTCCCGCATTTAAGTTACAAGGAAATAGTGCTAAGCAAATCCCGTGCCGTCCACAAAAATCAAACGGGCCGGGGTTTTTGTTATCCCCGGCCCGCAAAACAATTTGATACGTCAAAAGTGTGTCGATTACTTCATAGGCGACTCCTTTCCGTGGCGATTTAAGATTAATGCCATTATCATGTTCGCCCAAACAGTGTCATGCTTGGGCAAATTTGTCAACCCTTTTTTCCGCCATGGCCGTTCTTGTAGCCCGGCTCTTTCCCGTTCATAATACGGGCCAGCCGCAACTCACATTGTTCCTTGTGACGAGCTTTTGCTTGCTCCACAACATCCTCGGGCCGGACGCCTTTGGATTTTACGTATTGGGTGTATGCTCCGCGCATGTTTGTCCTTTCATTGTGTGTTTAGAATACTGGTAGTGAACCGTTTTACGATCCCACGGCTTCCCAGTAGGGGAAGGCAGCGCGGACTCGTTAAGAAAATTGGCGACGGCTTGAAACGTCATCGAAGAATCGCGCAAGGCGATAAGCTGGTTGACCACTTGACGCTGACCATTTGTGGCCCCATACGGCAGCGGACCCTCGCACCGGCCCGTCGTTTTTCGAATCCGGTCGCGAGCCTTGGCCAGCTTCAACACCAGTTCGCTTTTCTGCCACTCGGCGAGCGCGGCCATGAATTGCCGGATCAGTTTTCGGGTTGGGTCTCCGGCGTCCGAGGCAACGTCGATCAGCGCCTCATGATCGCACGCGTAAACTTTGATCCCCCGAACCCGGCACTCCTTCAAAAGCATCTCGCTAACCATGAGATCGCGCGCGAGCCGGTCCATCCGCTCAACCACAATGACACCAATTGGTGTCAAACCTTGCGAGACATGCGCGTCGTGAGTCTCGATAAACTCACGGAACGAAGGGCGATCCATGCCCTCCCGTTTTCCTGACACTGCCTTCTCGAAAAACTCGCCCGCGAATTCCAGACCGTGTTGCGCGAAAAACTTGTCGCATGCGTCACGCTGGCGGTCCGGGCCGTCGCCGTTTAGTTGGCCCCGGCCTGACACGCGGATGTATCGATAGGCTTTCATGTCAGTTCCAGTAATGAGGCGGGCGCTTCCAAAGAAACCCGCGCGCTTCCCACCATCGGCGGGAGTGACGCGTGGGCGTGATTTTGTGCCCGACCACTTTTCGTTCGTTGCGGTCCACATAGACCGCAACCGCAAAGCCGTTCTGAGACGGCTGGACCATCGTTACTAGGGTGCTCATTTACAGGGATAAGTATACCAGAAGGCCGCACCCAAGTCAAGCCCAAATATTCACCAACCCTTGAAAGTAAACCGGCGCAGAGACTTCTTAGGCTCCACCGATTTCTTGCTCTCGGGCGGCTCTGGCTTGGTCGCAGGCACGGATTCATTCTTTGGAAGCTTACTCTTTTCCACGAGTTTGTCAAGTGCCGAATCCTCGGGGCTGAAATCCCCGTAAACGGCCCAATAAACGCTATCCCGGAACGCCACTCCCCGAATGGTTCTGAGCGGCACGTAAAAACACACGCCCGGCTGACGCGGCCAGCCCACGACGATGCCAAGGATTCTGCGAGAGTCATGCGAAAACAATGGACCCCCGGAACTGCCCGGCAGAATCACCATGTCGGCCTGATCGATTGATCTCCAGATGTTACCGCCGTCAACCCCCTGTTGCGAAACGCGACCCCACGACACTGAGTCGTCCATCGACCCGAGAAAATTCCCGACATGGAAAACCTCCGCACCGATGTCGCGCTGCCCAACGTCGTCGAACTGCACGTAGTTGAAAAATCCTTCAGGAGCGTCGAGCCACAACAGCGCGATGTCCTCGGCGGGCGCGCGCATGATCACGCGAGCCTTGAATGACACTGTGCCGACTTTGCGATACTCGTTTCGCACTTTGGTTTCGACGACCACTTCATCGCTGGCGGAAACGACATGCGCCGCCGTCCAGATAAACAGCCGTGTGTTGCCTTGCGAATTCGTGCGTCGCACCACGGCACCGGAGCCCGTTCCTTCGGCGTCCCGGAGGATCACCGTCGCGAGTTGTTCCTTGCCATAATCCCGGTGCTTCTTTTCGAGAATCGGCAAATGACTGCCCACGAGAAACGCGACGCAGAACAACAGGACCGCGCCGACGACGTAATACCGAAAGGTGTTTAAACGACTCATACCTTTTCATTCCTTTCGGCCACACGAAAACCAAGAATGGTCCCCCCGTTAAGCCCCAGCACCGCGATCAGAGACGCGTCGATCCCGACTAGCGTGCCCGCTTTAACGCACGCGATGATCCACATGGTCAACACGGCGGCGGTCCAAAGATGGAAATGCACGAGAATCGGACTGAAACGTCCCTGCCTATCACAAATCAATTCTTGCAGCTTCATAACAAAAGGGGGCTGCCCGTGAAGGCAACCCCCAGTGAGGTTTACAGCCGGGCGCGCGTCTTATCGACGAACGCATCAACAGCGGCTTTCTTGTTCTTGTTGGCGCGGAAGAACAGGTAGGAGACCACGGTTCCAACGACAACACCAGCAACGAATGCAACGATTACCATAACAAGGTAAAAGTGCTAATATCGGAAGTCGTCGTCAACCGGAAAAGAGAGGATCACTAAGCATGCAAGCAGAGCAAATGCGGTGCTCGCCGGGCCGAGCAATTGAAAGGTATGGACCCCTAAGAGTGTAGTAATTTGGAGCGTAAATGCGATTGAGGCACCGGTCACAGTTCAGCTTTGCGCCCACCAACGAGAGCAGTTTTTGAGGCCCGGAGTTGTTCGATGCGCCGGATTGCAACGCTCGCGTTGATCCTGCGGTGCGTGAGATACTCGTTCCACGCGTCCGGGTTCGCGTCGAGCAACGACATGATCGTTGCCCCTTTGCCACCACGCTTGCCTCTGATAGTTTTTTCAAGCCGCATGTAAAAAATAATCGCACGAGTTGCTACCTCGTGCGTTTGTCAAGAGCCGGGCGACTACCCACGTTTCAGCACGAAGCCGGAAGTCGATCTCCAGCGTGCCCTCTTAATCTCACTCACCGCGAGACTGAGTGATCCCGTGTTAATGCTACCATTCTTTCTCTCGGCCACGTTAGCCAACGCCATGTCTCATGACTTTGGGGAGATATTTAGAATCTCTGTCGGAATATTACCGAACTGGTGCGGTCACTCAAACAAATTGGGAGCGGGAAAAGGATTTGAACCTCCGACCTTCAGGTTATGAGCCTGACGAGCTACCAGACTGCTCCACCCCGCCATAAAAGGTCGCGCGAACCGGATCACCCGGTATCTCCGATGCCTCGGCATGTTACCGGTTATGCAATTGAACAAGCCCGGTTTTTATCACTATCGCACGTTTCAAAGATCAAGGCGGACCCAAGGGTATTTTCACCCCTCTCCGGCGTCGGGCCTTGCGGCAACACCGACCCCTGTTTTCAATTCACTAAACTACAGGTCCAACAACGGCGGGTGGCTCTTTCGACTACTCGGCACTCAAGCCGACATTAGGGCCATATCAGCACACCACCCATCAAATTATTGGTGCAAGGAATCTTTTGATCCCTCCAACTTTCGTTGGACTCCAAATTGCACCAAACGACGCTTACCTCACTCTTTCGAGTGTCCAACCGCGTCGAAATTCTTACGGCGAGGTTTGTCGCCCGCCGTTTGCTCCCACCCAACTTTTAACGAGTAACATCGGGGAGCCGATCAATCTCATGCGGGCGTTCGCTTTTCTCAGGTTCGACAGATCACTCAGCGTATCCCGCTTCCAAGAGTATAGTGCCGTTGACACCAATTGGTGTCAAAGGAAATTTTGAAAAAACCTTCGACGGACGGAGCCCGGATCATGCGGAGATTTCCGCTTCCGCAAGGGAGCCCACGTGTGCCGGGCGACCCACTCCGAGATTTCGGTGCAGTAAGCGCCCACCAAACCGAGCACGGCCAGCGGCACGGCCAGCAGACGAAAAATATAGGTGAGCTTCCAATACCACGGCGCGTGACGGCGCTTGCAGTGTTTGCACGTGACGATCTCAGGGTTCCGCGTCACGCACTCGTCAAATAAAACGCTGTCGATGCCGCACCACGTAAACCGATGATGCTCAGGCCGCAGCAGATGAGTCTTGACCGGGCCGACCGAAACTTTGTGCTGATCTCCCATAAGGCTTTGGACTCCTTCAAGGCCACGCATCGCGACCTGATACTTGTAACGCTCCGGGTCGCAAACCGTGCAGATTTCGTAAACCTCGCAGCCGCAAACACGGGCCGAACCGTTGCAGCACTCGCGCTGGCAATCAGGATTACAGGCCACGTTCCACTTCCTTCGGCACCCGGAAGCCGATCATCACGCGAAACTCGAACAAGAGGAAGCACACATGCAAGTAGGTGATGAATGAAACTGGCAAGCCGGGCCGCGCGCCGGGGAAAAGCGTCGGTATAGGCCACCCGATAGTCGCGCCGAGATAACCATATCGCGTGCGGATAAGCTCAACTTCAATGACAGTGCCGCCGATTCTCATTCGAGCGTCGCTTCCCACAACGTTTCGAACGCGTCGATCATTTCCGTCCCGAGCTTTCCGGGCTCCGTTTCAGCCAAGAAGGCTTCCCACGCTTCGAGCACCTTCAACTGGCGCTCGTCATTGGGCAGCAGAACTTTTCGTTTCCATTGGGCGTAGGCTTGGGTGAGAGTCTTCATTCATCGTCCTTGTCGTTTAAACAGTGGTTAGCCGCAAGGATGCACAGCACCCACAGCGCGGCCATGAGCAGAATCACAATCATGACGTGGCCTGACAGTCGGGCGATTTGGCGTCCTGCGAAGGGGGCTCTGCTTCCATCCAGCCCGGCTTTGGACTACCCGTGCTTGCCAAGGCTTCAGCTTCGTCACGCATCCCCTCATTGACTTTGACGAAAGCAGCAAGTCGCCAATCCTTCTCAATGTCAGGATGTTCAATCCGCCATTGAAGCGCGTCATGCTGCAAAAGAAACTGAGGGCTGAAATACCGCGCACCACACGACAACTCGGCACGCCACCGAAACAACTCATGCCCTCCGGCCTTGCTCATCGACTCCAGCGTGATCGTCGTAATGTCTGATCGCCGGTTCGTCTGCTCGTCATTGGGCAGAGGAAAAATCCAGCCCCGAACCATACGGGGAGGGCACTCGTGTGCCTCCAAACAGGCAACAGCGCAAGCGGCAAGTTTTCGGATCATATGGCACACGGGCTCGTTCTCCATGTTCTCGACCCATGCGCTGCGCGCCTTCTCCGCGTAATAGCCGAGCAGGTTTATGTAGTCGCCCACCGACTTAGAGCAAGTCTCAGTGCCGTCAGTGTGCGGTAGAGACTTCTGATAAGCCCGCTCTCGGTCGATCTCCGTGTAAACTTTGTCTCGTGTCATAACTTTGTGACGTAAACTACGCCGACTTAGAACGCGGCTTTCAGCATCTCGGACTCGGAAGATCATGAACGTGACGATTAGTCCCTTGAGGACGAATGTCGTCGTTGGTGCTGCCGATGCCGGTGACTTTCCCATCGGCTGCGAGTTGCAACGGCTTGTTCTTGATCTGCGCGTCCAAATCTTTCTGGAGTTGCGCCAAAACGTCGGCTCGCCTGTTCGCCGTGTCGGCGGGAGGGTCCACAATCGTGTTGGCCGGATTATTGCCGTTCGGGTAGGGATGTTGCGCGCCGAGGATGGCAAGGTCTTCGCCCAGCCAATGCCGCGCCTGTTGCATCGCGCGAAAAGCAAGGGTGCGCTCTGGCGACCTATACCCGCGCGCCCGAAGCGCAACAATCAGCTTGTCCAACGCCAACCGAGTTTCTTTATCAAAAGTGATCTCGTCTAAACGAGCCTGTTCTGCGAATTCATACATTGTTTGTTGCACGCGGAAACAGTGCCAACGGGGAAGCCTCGATGTCAATTTTTTATTTCTCGAAGATGTCACTAAGCGGAGCGCGCGCGTCGACCAAACCCCCAAGCCGTTATCGTAAAAGCTGGCGATCCGACCCTCTGGCACGATACTTGCTAAGTCCCTGTCGGCTCGCCAGATCGCCCGTTGTCAGGGGATTTACAGTTAGTTTGACAAATGGCACGATTCCTG